CGGCTTGACAAAATGTGACGCAATTATGCGAATGCGTGCTGAATGGAAAATGAAAAACCCATCTGAGAAATTTAGAGTTAAAAAATATAACAAGTCGCTCAACTCCGACCCTCAATAGCTTCGGGCGGGTTAGCTTGGCGTTGGGCGGACTCGCCAGAAAGAAAAAAGAATGCCTAAAAATTGTACTACTTGTGGATTTCATCGCATTCACTTTGATGGTTGTGGTTTTGATGGATGTACGTGTAATAATTTTAAAGTAAGATTCAGCGATTCATACCACCGTTATTGTGATGAGTTCTGTGATTTTGATTTCAATACGGAGACTGATGATGGGTTATGCCCTCATTGGGCCGTCGCCGAACAAAAGGAGGCAATATGTCTGGTTACATGCCCATAGATAAAAAACCAATGTGTAAATGGCGGGATTGTTGTGCTGGATTAGGGTTGGTTGGCAGAGGTATTTGTTTCGCCGGAGGGGATTGGCAGAAACCTGATTGCCTGGAATATAAACAAGAGGATGAATTTTTGCAGGAATGGAAAGAGACCGTGTTCATATTGCAAGAAACCAATACCAGATAGTGGAGTCTTTGGACTTCCAACATACACTGATGTTCCTGAAAATCACGCTAAGGATTGTCCTATCAGGGAAATTATGGAGGTACATCAAACACCTATGGAAAATTCCAATAAGACTTCCTTTTTGGAATACGAAAATATATCTGCATTACGAGTTAAATTGTACGACTTAAAGGAAAAACCATCAACTATTTTGGTTCCATACGAACCAAAAAAATATGTAAATCATGCCTGGATTCCACAAACAATGGGGGATCAAATTTGGGTATTATGGGAATTTTCAACGAAAGAGGAACGTCAAGAATGGGAAAGTACCTTACCGGAAAATATCAGTAAATGGCTTGATCGAACAGTAATAAAATATGCTATTAATTTCGGATGGCATGTTCGAGATTTGAATGGTTTGGAATACAAACAGGAAAATGAATTTTTACAGGAATGGCAAAAGGAATCGGATGCTGCTTAGAATATTGGCCCCGCACTTTGTGGCGGGAGTAGAGATTAGAACGGGTGGGAATCGGTGTGCGCCGATTCTTTCGTACATGAAAGATTGGTCTTTGGCGAAGATTAGGGCCTATTGTAGAAAAAAAATGTGGGAACTGGAAGAGATATATGCCGACTGACCCCGAAATATATCGAAACGGCCCCGAAGGCTTCTTCAAGTGGGTGGAAGACAACGTAAGGCTACCTGTCTACCCGAAAGGAAGTATGGTCAAGAAATGGACTCCCTTTTCCCAGTTTCCGGATGAATATCTGGAGATGTGGGATAAACAAAAGTATATTCTCAGAGAAGGCCTCGCCATGGAGAACGGCACGTTCAAGTATGCCCTTATAATTCTCATGTGGCCTCGGGGAGAGGGGAAGAGCGTGGACGCTGTTCTCATCAAGTTGTGGCGGTTTTTCAACTTTCCGGCCATAAAGATTATCCTGGGGGCGAATAGTGTTGGTCAGATCCGGTTTATGCACTTTGAAGAGATGCTAAGAATAATATCCAATAGTCCGAAACTTTTGGCAAGGATCGGCAAAAAGAATTTATTGCAGAGACAGATTCAAATCAGAAACAAGGTCGGTGATGTGGTTTCGTATATAAGGCCTGTCTCGTCTTTTAGTGGGTTGTACAGCGGAATAGACGGTTATACCTTCAGTGAGTTCCACCAAGCGAGAGATACTAGATTTTTTGAAGAAATCGACTCCTCAATGCGGGGTATAAAGAATGGTTTGGGGGTAATAGATACAACTGTTGCGTCTAAAGTCCATATTCTTCACAAATTATGGCAGAATTATCAGACAGGAAAGGACAAACTGCTATTTTTTTCATACCGACAAACGACTGGCAAAGAAGAGGATTTCTGGAACCCTGAAATAAATCAAGACTATTTAGAGACGCAAAAGTCGCGGCTTCCGTTCGGCGGGTTTGAAAGATTCTTTTTGAATTCTTGGGAGGCTGCTTCTGAGAAGGTTTTTAGCGATGAAATTATTGAAGCGACCAATTATCTTGGGGTGAACAAGCAGTTGAATGTTCATAACGAACTTATAGCCTTACTGGAGAGGAAAAATAAATATATTTCACAAGAAAAGAGGATCATTGAGGGCAGTAGGGATGGTGAAAATCCGATGGGAGAGGAGTCATTTCAGCGCCATGAGGAGATTTTTAGAGATATTGATGCTCAATTATGGCCGATTGAAGACGTTTACAGGCTGAAATCACCTTTTGGATTACCTCAGATGGCAACTGCGGATGATTTAGAACAACTAGGAAACCTCTATGACACGGATTGGGCCATTTTGACCGGGGCTGACCGTGCAGACCCCATGAAAACGAGAACTGCGGCAAGGACAATCGTGATTGCGCTGGCAAAAGGACTCATGGGAAGTCGGACAAACCCATATCCGACTGAAGAAACAGGGGCTCCGAGGTATCTTTATCTGCTTTTAGGCCTCTGGAACGTGGAAGACCACTCCTTGGATGCAATGAAGGACATATTATTGGCTGTTCAGGCCGAGTTTGAAGGGATTGACTCTTTCGGGGCAGAGAGATGGGGAATCGTGGACATTGATAAGTGGGCTAATCAGAACGATATTGCCTGTGAAATCTATTATCCGGGGTATGATAGACAGAGAACCATGTTTTCTATGCTTTATCTGGCTTGTAAGCATGGACTATTCAAAACTCCACCATTAGCTGTGCCTGGGAGTAAGGAAGATGATATTTGGAAAGAGGAGGCGATGGTTTTTGATCATGTTGTGCCTGAAATGTTGGGAGAGGGGCGGAAGACAGGAAAATTTGGGAGCCCTGAGAAAAGCGAGAAGCATGGCCGCCAGGACGATGCGATATATGCTATAGGGGCTACACTTTATGGCGGGAGGCTTATAGGAGTCGATAAATTCAGGCCGAGGAAAGGTGCTAAAGGATTTGGGATGTTTTTTCCAGACAGGAGTATATTGGGGAGATATTGAATGAAAATTCATATTCATGTTTACAAATTGGCTGGCTTGTATGAAGTAGATGTTGATGCGGAATCAATACAAGGGGGACTAGAGAAAGCATTGGAAAAGGCGGTAGTCTCAGAGGACAACTTTAAACAACCAGACAATAAATATTTAGCTTTGCCGTTTTATAACGAAACTTTTCCTGCGGACTGGGTTTGATGAGGTTGGCAATTATAATTCGGAGAAATAGTTAAAATTGACAAAGTTGAAGGATATGGCAGGAGATAAATCTATGGATATAACAAAGAATCAACTAAAAGCATTGCGAGATTTTATTTGTGATCTTAATATTGATGATGAGTGGTTTTTGTGTCATACGGATATCAGATTTAATGATAGGACATATACAGTTGTTCTTGAAAACATGATGTGAATGAGCAAGAATATGAATGGTTAAAGGAATCATAACAAGACTGATAGGACATTAGTGGGGAGATACTAATGGACGAAAAGAATGTAATCATAATATGGACTTCCATAGAAACGGGGAAGTATGCCAATTCGGTAGAGCAACGGATCTTAAAAATCCGAAAGCATGGGTTCGAATCCCATCTTCCCTACCAGATTTGACATAGAAGAATGATAATCAAAAAATTCAGTGGATAAAAAACCACTGGTATGCAGCGTTGGGAGGCTAAAAAATGGAAGTAGACAATCATTTAAAACGACTATTACAAGAATTATCATGGATTATATTCTCTGAGGACGTCTTTAATGCAAAGTTTTCTCATGACTCAGCAAAAGAAAAAATGGCCGAAATCAATAGGCTCTTGATAGCCCTCCCAACAACCGATCTAACGGATGGGCTAAACATGAATACTTGTAAATTTAGGCGTCTGTGAATGGAATCCCCTGATAGCGTTCATAAGCCAGAAGTTTGGGTTTTTGCCTGGAATGCTTCTTGTCAAGGGCAGTTTTCTTTGTTTATTGGCTCTTTCAATTCGGAGAAGTAATCAAAATTGACAAAGTTGAAGGATTATGATATAAAAGATATAGAATATATCCATGATTGCATTTTACGGTTCTTTGAACTGCTAAAAAAGAATGCAAGTGTGGTTTTAAAAATTAGTGCTAAAAGTGGAAAGATTACTGGTTCAGGTTTTGAAATAAATAATCCTAGCCAGTCGGAATCTAATCACAAGAAGTAAACAGGCACCCGTTACATACGGCCCTGGGAAGAGAGGAATCTCTCTTTTTCAGGGCTTTTTTTATTCTATGGAAGATTTGAGTAAACTAAACATAGACGAAATGTCAGACGAAGAGCTTGAGGAACTTGGCAGGAAGTACCAGTTCTCTGTCCCGTGGCAGTATGATCCTGACGAGAGTACCTATGTCGATCCTGATACTAAGACATCGGCAAGTCCGAATAAGGATGACCCGAATATTACAAGAACCGTCCTTCAAGAGTTGTCTTGGGATAAGTTTCAGCGAAGTCCCCAGATAAATACCTCTGTCCGTGGGCAAGTGGGGCGTTTGGCAGGTTATGGTTTTGAAACGTCTTCTGATGTACGGGAGATTCAAGAAGTCATTGAAGAAGTCGAACTTGATCCAAGGAACAGGCTCTACACCTTCTGGCCGAAGTATGTGGGCAGAAGTTTCATAGAAGGCGAACTTTTTCTGATTCCGACTTGTCATAACGACGGCTTCATTGAAATTGATTTCTTAGATCCTGCCGCTATTGAATCGAACCAGCAAGAAAGTGGCATCATCTTCCATCCTGGCAAGACCACTATGCCCCTGATTTATTGCGTGAAAGACGATGACAAAGGCATTGATGAACAGATTCCGTCAATCTTTATTGCCAGGTATCCCGAGCTTTTATCCGTAGCGAGTAAGCAGAAAGGTTTTGATGAGGCCAAGCTGACGAATAGTAAAGGCAATGCGAAATTTAAAAACATTGGCGGATTTCGCAGATTCGTTATGGCCTGGGATAAATCATTCATTACTAAACGCAACATTGGGCATATCCGTACCGTACTTGAGTGGATCGAGCATTACGATAACCTAAAAAAGTTTGAAATAGATCACAAAAAGTCATCTGGGGCCTATGTCTGGGTCATAAAGTTTACAGATCAGCGATCCTGGATTGAGTGGATGAGAATGTCGGATGCTGATCGGAGAAAAACGGGGATCGCTGCAAAAATGACTCCAGGTGGAAAATTCGTAATCGGTCCTAACATGGAAGTGCATGCCGTAAATCCCAATCTCACAAAAATATCCGATGCCGACACGGACATTCTTCACATGATTACCGGGGGCCTTAACGAGGACGTAGGAACTACCACGGGAGACACGGCCCGGAGTACCTTTGCCAGTATCAAGGCAACAAGGGGACCCATGAGCGATAGAACAGCGGATGAGATTTCTTATTTTGAAAAATTCTTGAGACACGATTTTTGGGGGAGCATTTTCTTTTTAAAAACCAAATTGAACGGTTTTCCCGAGTATTTTTCAGTAAAGGAAGCTGTTGACTTTAAAAACAAGAAGCCTGTTTTCAAGACTATCAAGCGAAGGCCGGAAATGCTGATAGATATCTGCTTTCCTACTTCTGAGACGATTGACATGGAAGCTAGGTCAAAGGCCTTTTTTGGTTCAAAACATGCTTCCCTACATGACACTGCTGGCATTCCGCTTGCAGATCTTGTGAGGCGTATGGGGTTTGGGAACCTGAAGAAATTACGGCTGAAATATGAGACAGAAAAGGAAAAGTATCCTGATTTACCATTGACCCTTGATGCAGAGAGCATCCAGGAACGAGTGCAAGCAGAACCTGCAAGACCAAAGGCTCCTGTGAGGCCAAAAAAAGGTGACGGAAATAGCGACTGACCTTTTTGGGGAGTTTTATCCTGACCCTGATCCGGTTGCGCCGGAATGGGCGGCGATGAGAATTGAACGAGTAGAAAAGTTAGCTGAATATAACGAGGACGATCTGGAAGAGATTTTAAGAGATTTTGAGATGAAATATCCGTTGCCGGAGGGAGATGTTTAAAATGCCCTGGACCGCTAAAGATGCCCCGAAGAATCTGAAGGGAAACGATAGGACTAAGTGGGCTGAAATTGCAAATTCTGTGTATCGAGAGTGCATGAAGACGGGAAATGATAAGACTTGCGCTCCAAGGGCAAAAATAGCGGCAAATTCCAAGTTTTCGGAGGATGTCATGGAAGAAAACGAATTTAATTGGAAAGACCATGATTTACATTTTGACATTATGGACGATGATGTTGAATCCCGTCTTGCTGCCCAAGCAGATGCCAAGAAAAAGCCTGGTGGCTCTAATGTTGGTAAATATAAGAAGGGGCCTTTTTGTGGGCCCAGTGGCGGAGCCCCTGCTGGAAGTTACCCTGTAAACACTAGGGCTAGGGCCATTGCTGCGATCAGTTACGCCAGACATGCTCCGCGACCAGCAGGCATAAAAGCTTGTGTATGTCGTCATTATTCTGATCTACCTGCTTGTAGCAAAAAAAAGGAGAAGCAGTCCATGGCAGAAGAGATCAAGAAGATGCCGAAAGCGGCCCTTTGCTTTATAGATCACGAGGGGTTTGCTTTGGCCAAGGATAAGGACGGTAAAGATAGTCTTCAGATGGTTGCATATAGCGGGGGAATAATTAAGGCGCACTGGTATTGGGGCGACCTTGCGATTGATTTGTCCGGAATGAAATTTCCTAAAAAGAAAAATCCGATTCTTGAGAATCACATGACGGACAGGAAAGTCGCTTTCACTAATGACAAACCGAAGATAGATTCAGGTGCCTTGGTAATAGATGAAGCCGAATTTGTGGACACAGAAGCAAGTTTGGAATTTAGAGTACTTTCAAAACAAGGCTTTCCTTATGAAAGTTCCATATATGCCAAGCCAACCATAATTGAGAAGCTTGAAGTAGGTGCTAAGGCCGAAGTGAACGGAATGTCGGTAAAGGGGCCTGCCACTATCTGGCGGGAATCCATTTTTAAGGAAGCATCTGTTTGCGTATTTGGAGCAGATTCAAATACAAAGGCAGTCGCCTTTGCAGATGAAGAAGTGGAATTTACAGTGAACATTTTGACTAACGCGGAGCCAGATGAGCCGAGCGACCAAATTCAAGGAGAGGGGGTAACTGCAATGAATGTGGATGAGTTGAAGAAAGACCATCCTGAACTCTTCGATGAGATTGTGGCTGATGTAACGACCACGCTCACTGACGGGTTCAACAAGGAAAAGGCCGAAATGCAGCGGCAGTTCGATACTGAACGTGCTGATACCCAAGCCAAAGTTCTTGCCCTTGAAAAGGCCGAGGCCATCCGCAAGGAAAAAGAACTGAAGTTTGAGGCAGGCAGTATCTGGGCTGCTCGACTGTTGGCCAGCGATATCCCGGACAGGCTTTTCGATAAAGTCAGGGCTCAGGTGTCCTACGACAAGTTTGTCAAGGATGGGAATCTGGACGTTGTGGCCTTTTCAGCGGCAGTGGACGAGGAGATTAAAGATTGGCAAGGCAAAGGAATAGTCTCCTCAGTGCTGGGAGAGGGGTTTTCGGTAAAAGAGGCCGGGGATTCCGAGACAGCGAGGATTAACGCACAAGAGAAGGCTGATGTGGAATTAGCTGACACGCTATTTTCCTTCGTGAGAAAGGAGGTGACATAACATGCCGTTAGGACAAACACCGTATATTTTTCGGGGTGAACCGGAAGACCTGAAAAGACTCTTTTATTCTGATCCGAACCGCGCACTGGCCAAAGTTATTACCATTCCTGCTGGTTATGGTGTGGTGAAGGCTGGAGCCGTGATGGGGATCATTACTGAGAGTACAAGTAGGGTTGGTAATTATGTCCCCTATCAGTATGGAGCTGACTCGAATGGACTGGTAGCTGCTTTGGCCAATACCTGGGGCATAGCGTATCTAGTGGCCGACGTGACCGCTGGAGCGTACACAGGCTATGTTACCATGGATGACAGCTACAAATTTGCGGTCGGCGATCATCTTTCTGAGGCCGATAGCGACTATGCTGTTCACACCGATCTTGGGGCGATTACCGATATTGACAGGACGACTTATTCCCACATGGCAGTAATCACAGTAACCAATGTTTTCCCAACCATCCAGGCTTCAAAAGGGGCTTGCGTCTATATTCAGAGTAAGACGACCACTCCGTTCTGTGAAGCCAAGGGTATCTTGAAGGAAGCGGTTAATACCGGGACTGGAGAGAATGCTAAGGGTGGGCAAGGCGTTCTTGTTCTTGGAAGCGCCATGCTCTACAAAAATAGCCTGTATGGCTATAATTCAACCGATGTTCTTGCCGACAGGTCTTCCTGGCGGGAAGAAGATCCGTATCTAATTCTTTAAGAAAGGAGGTGCTAAAAGATGACTATTGGGATCAGTGACGTACCAGCTTTGAGACTAACAGTTCTCAATAAGCTGATTGAAAAGTACATGGCCCCCCCCAATTTGATCCTTCGTAAGATGTTTGGTTCGACCAATTACGAGTCGGATCTCATTGAGTGGGAATCTCAGATCGGAAGCCGTGGGTTGACCCCTTTTTCTACTGAGAGTGCCGAGGCTCCTGCTACTTCCATTCCGGGAGTTGCAAGCCATAAAGCACAGGCAGCATTTTGGAAAGAACGCACCTTTTTCGGTTCCTCCTTTCTGAATAACATCAGGCAGCCTGGAACGGATCGGGTGTACCAACAGGCGGCCAGAACCCTCGCGAATCAATCGCGGAACTTGTCAAATAGGGCGTACCGGAGAGAGGAATGGATGCTTGCTCAAATGCTTTGTAATGATGGTTTTACTTATCAGGACAAAAACGGCGCATACCTTACCCTCGATTACGGTATCCCGGATGCAAACAAAGTCACGTTGGCGGCTGACGATAAATGGTCAGATGGTACAAGCCGGAACATTGGCGAGAACATCTTCGATGCGAAGCTGGCCATAAGCAATGCTAACGCAGGTGTCTTGAATCACGCTATCTTTGTAACGGAAGTTTTGAAGTATTTGATTTTCGACGCCACCATTCAGACCCTTTTACAGAAGTCGGCTTATGGGACCGGGGATCTTTTCAGTAATCCTCTTCAGGTAGTTGGTGCCCTTATTGGTATCCCCAATATGCACCTCTATGATGAGGCGTATCAGATCCGGTCATGGCTTACTACTGCCCTTGCGGCTGGTGCGGGACCACATACGATTTATGTGGACAGCACCATTGACTTTGAGGTCGATGGAACGTTGACTTGTCTCGACACTTCAGCCGGGACGACAGAAACCCTAACCATTAGTGCAGTTACGGCGAATTCTGGCACCTTGACAGCCACAGGTACTCTTGCCAGTGCTTACAAGGCCGTTGAGGATTACGTCTACATGACGCGGAAATTCATACCCACAAACAAGTTTATTATGTGGGCAGACAGTGTGGATGGTGAGCCGATTGCGGAACTAATGAGAGCCCCCCATGAGCTTGATAGGCGATGGGGCCAGCAGATTGACCGCTGGATGGTTAAGGACCCTGATGGGATGTTTCTGAGAGTTGAGGACAAGGGTTTGCCAGTCCTTTACCATGAGGATGCCATATACCAACTGACGGTAGCCTAAAGAAAGGGGGTGATCCAACATGAAGCAGCAACAAGGACCATTCCCTTCACCGGGATTTCTGAAGCAAATGGCGGCCAATGAAGTATCGCCTATGCTTGCGGTTAAATCCGGGGAAATACTGGCGGATGTGAGAGGCGCTGCACTTGGGGCAGCTAACGTATCGGGGAAAGCTTCAGATGTGTGGCTTTCTGTTGAGCAGTCCGGTAAGGATGATACCAATACTCTTTCCTTTACCGTGGATGTTTTAATTAACGGAACTAGCTGTTTAACGACTACCCCGGTTATTGCCCATGTGAGCGGAGAAGCATCAACAAACAAGACAACAAAGGTTTCGGGGGATACGGGTATTACCCAGGCAATTATGGATCAAGATAATAACACCGTAAGCCTGGGTGATATGATTACCTATGCCCTGACCTTGACAAGGACTGCGACACCTACCACGGAAATGCGGAATGCCGCTATCGTGGTGGAATTTGAACCCGCTACTTAATCGGGAGGGATGATAATGAAGGTCGAGCTTTTAGTGACCCTAAAGAGTAGACCTAACGTTTGGAGGAAGGGGACCGTGCTTGACAGCACCAAGTCCCCTATTCCTCAAGTAATTTTAAATGAAGTGAGATTGGAAACAGGAACCGTGAGGGTTCTTGAGGGTACAACCGAGAAACCAAAAATTGTTGTGCCTGAAACCGTAAACGAGAACGAAACAA